ATGCGCGGTGCCCGCATGGGCTACTGATGGCCGATATTGTCTTCAACAAGTTCAAGCAGGCTCTGGGCGGTGGCAACTTTGCCACGAACGAGCAGATCCTGACTTGGGACAGCGATGTCGCTGGAGCCAGCACGATCAAGGTCATGCTGATCTCCGGCGACCTCGCTTCGTCCACGAACCCGAACGACTTAGACACGGTCAACGATGTCCTGAGCGTGGTGTCGCCGGAGGCTGTTTCGGAGTACAGCGGCAGCTATTCGAAGCCGTCGCTGACGAACCGTCAGGTCACGGTGGACGACGGGAACAACCGTTCAGAGTTCGACGCGGACGACATCACGATCTCGGCGCTGCCTTCGGGCACGGCGAATGTGGATGGCCTGCTGGTGTACTGGGTGCCCACAGGATCGGCTGGTGAGGCGGATCACTCGGACAATGTGCCGCTGATCTACTTCGACCTAGCTGGAGCCGGCGCGGACTTCATGGGCAACGGCGGCGACATCACGATCCAGTTCAACGCTCAAGGCGTGGTGCAGGTGACCTGATGGCCCATACCCTGACGGTCACCGCTTACTGGTCACCCAGGCAACTGGACGACCATCAGGCGCTGTCGAACCACGACGGCGCTCTGAGCGGGACCTCGGGTAGCTTCTATATCCAGGGCATCAGCGACATCGGGGATACGGGTGTCGCAGACACGGCTGAGTTCTTCAGCGTAGCGAACGCCTACCACGGCTCCGGTAACAGCGAGCCGGAGTGGCAGCTCACTGGGTCGCTGTTCGAGTGGCTCAACCAAGATGTGCCGCCGGACAAGCTGCCGGTAAATGTTATTGGGCGGACGCAGTACGGGGCTGGCACCAACACGGCGCTGAAGGGGCTGCTGATCCCAAGCACCCCGTACAGCACCAGCGCGGTCTATCTCAGCGAGATCGAGCACATAACGAGCACGGACCCCTACACCGTGCCGGCGGGTGACTGGACAGCGCGTCTGTATGTGAATGCAGCGAACGCGGGCCTGTTCATTCACAGCGTCATCGTGATGAAGGTCGGCTGGTATCAGACGCCTTCTGGCGTGGTGTTCGGTGGACCGGGCACCTCGGTCATCTACACGCACACGGAGACGGCGCCGTTTACTGTGCTGGGCACGATTGGCGCGTACAGCGTCAACTTCACGACGACTAGCGACCAAGTCATCGACCCGAGGCCCCAGGCGACTGGCGGCGCGGCAGAGAAGCTAGTCGTGATGATGGTGATCGGCAACAGCACGATCAGCCAGCAGGGGCTGCAGTTCCGGCACAACCAGATCATCGAGACGCCGATCCCGTATCAGCGCGTCATCTCGCTAGATCCGGCGACCGTCACGCTGTCTCCGCAGCCGGTCACGATCAGCGCCGGCCCGATCAGCAAATCTGTAGGCGTCGTCGCCGTTTCTACAGCGGCGCAGCCAGTCAGCGTCACGATAGGCACCCTGCTGCTGCGGCCCGATGCGGCCAGCGTGGCGATTGATACGAACCTGATCACCGTCGAGATCAGCCGTATCGTCCAAGTGGGGCGCGTGGCTGTCGGGATCACGGTCCTGCCACTGCAGTCCACGCCGGTTACTGCAGAGCCCGTCTTCGAGTCGCCGGCGTTCCTCGTCAAACAGGCTGATACGCCTCGAGGACAGGTCGCCGCGCCCCAGACCCGGCATACCGCATCCTCTTCGAACGCTGTCAGAACGCGGATTGTGCAGGCGCACACGGTTTCGCGACCTGCAACGAGCTCTTGTCGGTTTGAGCTCACGCAAGCGCAGTCCGTTGGTAGCGCGCGTAGTGGCGGCACGCCCTGGAGTAAGCGTGTCGCTGGTGCATCCCTGGGGGGAATCACCGTTGCGTGCTCGCGGGTAGCCCGGTCGCGGACAACGACGCCTCAAATCATCGCTCTGACAGCTAGTGGCGGTCCGCGCCGCACGACCTAGTACGGCGAGGACCGCCACACCTACCTATGAACACAGCAAAAGTCACCGAAGGCAACGATGTGTGGTTCGTGGCGCGCGTGCTACGGCCCGACAATGTCATCCTGTCTCGGGATGTCATTGATACGACCGGATCGCCCAATCCTGACGCGCTGCAGATCCGCGTCTACGACATCTCGCGCGACAGCCTCGGCACAGGCGCCAACGGACGCCAAGTTCACAGCGCGAATCTGGCGAGTGACGCCCTCGACAACAACCTGCTGACCGCAACACCCTCTGCTTCGCTGACGAACGATGGATATTGGGATGGTCTGGATGACACGGGCTACAACTTCATCTACCAACTCGCGTTCGACGCCACGAAGTACGAGGCGGGTCATCGTTACATGGCCGAGTTCGCCTTCGAAACGAGTGATTACGGCACGATCCGCTGGGCGCAAGCCTTCTATGTGAGCTCCATGCTATCGACATGAGCCAAACGACCGAGGTTGTCCACGAATACACCCCCTACGGGGCGGCGCGCGAGCTGTGGAGCTTGCAGCCTAACGAGCTATTGCTCGAGGGGCCGGCGGGTACGGGCAAAACCCGGGCTCTGCTGGAGTGGATTAACTACCTCTGCGAGCGTTACGCCGGCATCCGCGTGCTGATGCTGCGCCAAACGCGCGAGTCGATGGCCGAATCGGTGCTTGTTGAGTGGGAGACCGAGGTGCTGTGGCCCGGACACCCGGCGATCCACGGCACCAGCGCCCGCAACACACGCCAGAACTACCACTATCCAAACGGTTCGCATGTCGTTATCGGAGGTCTGGACAAACCGTCGAAGACATTCTCGACACAGTACGATGTGATCTGCGTCTTTGAGGCGCGAGAGATCACCGCGGAGTCTTGGGAATGGCTGGCGCGTGCGAACCGTAACTTCAAGATGCCGTGGCAGATGCGGGTGGCCGACACCAACCCCGCAGGCGAGTTCCACTGGCTGAACACGCACTTCCCTCAGGGGTTCCGAGAGGTGCCGGATCGCCACAAGCGCGACAAGCGGATCCGGCTACTCTCTAGACACGAAGATAACCCTGCGTGGTTCAACCACGAAAAGGGCACATGGACCAAAAACGGCGAGCACTATGTCCTCGGCGTCCTCGCGAAGCTGACCGGCACGCGGCGCGCCAACATGTACGAGGGCAAGTGGGCCAGCGAAGACGGCATCATCTTCGAGGATTGGGACCCTGCGGTCCACATCATCGACCCCGAGGACATGCCGGAGCCGAAGTGGTACTTCGGGTCCTACGACAAAGGCTTGCGGCACCCTGGTTGCTTGCAGATCTGGGCGGTCAACGATCAGCGCATGTACCGCGTGCAGGAGATCTACAAGACCGGCGAGACCAGCGACTGGTGGGCGGAGCAAGTCATGGCCGCGAATGAAGACTACCCGTTGTCTGCGCTGGTTTGCGACCCCAGCGAGCCGGAGTACATCAAGGTCTTCAACGACCGGCTAGGAGCTGCGCGGGGCCGTGATGGCAGCCGAATCGCCCGGAGGGCGAAGAACTCGATTAAAACGGGTATCGACATGGTCCGTTGGGGCCTGAGCAAGGTCGATCACGGCCCGCGCATCTACATCTGTCGTGGGAGCTCGCTAGTACGCGACAAGGCGCGCACAGACGCGAAGAAGCCCACCTGCTTGGAGGAGGAGATCTCCAGCTACACTTGGGCGCGCAGTCGCGACGGCGCCCCGGGCAAAGAACGCCCCGACCCGACCTGCTCCGATCACGCCGTGGACTGCCTGCGATACGCGGCGATGTTCATGTGGAACCGTGACATGAGCATGGAGATCCAGATCCCCGATTACCCAGAGGGCAGCCTTGGCGATGTGCTGAGTCACTCTGAAGTCCACGCCCAGCAGTTCAACTAATGCTCAAGACTACCAGCACCAACCTCATGGCGGAGATCAACGCCGCCATCGAGTTCCGCGACCGTCACCTCGAGGGGTACGAGGACAAGGTGGCGCGCTACACCGGGCCGTTCTACGACAAGGGCGGCGAGTTCTCGGCGGAGTACAGCCCGGAGAACACCTACTACGAGTACATCTCGCTGATGGTGCCCCGGCTGGTGTTCGATAACCCGCGCGTGCAGGTCGAGTCGCGCCGTCCTGGCCCCCAGCAGGATGTAGCCGAGGCGCTGCGACACGGCATGAACCGCTGGGCTCGCGATGCCAGCCTACGGAAGGTGCTAGTGGAGCTCGCGAGCGACATGCTGCTGGGATTCGGCGTGGGTCTTGTGCGCCCGGACCACAAGAAGAAGTACGCCTACCCCACGAAGACGCCGTTCGGGCCGGCGGAGACGCAGACTTGGCCGACATGCGAGCGTATCGCGCCGCGCCGATTCTTTGTTGACCCCGAGGCGGAGCGCGTGGCGAGCGCGCGGTTCATGGGCCACATGTGGTGCATGGACAAAGAAGACCTGCTGGACCTTGCGACGAGCAACCCCGAGCAGGGCTGGGACATTGACGCCATTGAGTCACTCAGCGCACAGGACAACCCCAACCGGAAACACGGTTATGGGTATGAAGGTACGCCGGATCGGGACGAGGTCTGGTGCTACGAGATTTATGTGCCGGAAGCGGAGCTGGAAGACAGCCCCGGCGAAAGCGCAGGGTTCAATGGCGTCATCTACACCCTTGGCTGCAACCAAGCCTTGGGATACGCCGACGACGACGCGAAATCGACCTTCGTGCGCAAGCCGCGCCCCTACTACGGGCCGCGCACTGGCCCCTATGTGGTGTTCGGCGCCTACAAGGTGCCCGACAATGTCTACCCGCTGTCGCCGCTGACTGCGGTCGAAGCGCAGGTGCGCGACCTGAACGACCATGTGCTGGCGGCGTCCTCGAGCATGATGAAGCACAAGCGCATCGTGGGCGTGAATGACCCGCGCACGGCGCAGCTCATCAAGAACACCGAGCATGACTATGTGGCGGTGGTTCCTTTCGAGGACGGCAAGGCGCTGGTGCAGGAGTTCGTCATGGGCGGGCAGACGGACCAGCAGGCGAACTGGATTGCCACCTGCCGGCAGCGCGCAGACCGCGTGCTAGGCATGGACGAGGCGCTGCGTGGAGCGATTAGCGGCCAGGGCACGGCGACCGAGCACAGCATTGCGTCTGAAGCGGCCAACACCCGCATCGCGTTCATCAAGCAGACCTTCACGGACTGCGTGGTGGACATGCTGCGCAAGGTCGCCTTCTACATGTACCACGACGACAACATCGTGTTCCCGATTGGGCGCGAGGCCATGGAGGGCCTGGCCCTACCGAAGGGCGCGAGCGTTGTCTTCCGTGGCGGTGGGCACACCTCGGGTGACTACACCTTCGAGGATCTGGAGCTAGAGATCGAGCCGTACAGCATGGAGCGTGCTTCGGAGGGCCTTGCCCAGAAGCGTGCGCTTGAGATGCACTCGATGCTGCTGAACAGCCTGCAGCTCATGCAGGTCTACCCGGACTACCCGTGGAAGGACCACTTCAACAAGATTGGCAACGCCATGAACATGCCCGACATGGCGCAGCTTGTTGACGACAACCTTCTGCGCCGCTTGGCCGAGGATGTCTCGATGCAGAGGCAAGCCACGGTCATGAACGCTGTGACGAGCATGGAGCCCCGCCTCGAGAAGGACTCGGGGATGAAGGGCGTGAAGCCTGAAGCGCCGCCGAGCAAGAAGGTGCCTATGGCTGGTCAGCAGATGGCTCAGATGCTCAACGAGATGGTGCAACAAGCCCCGGTCGGCCAACCCCAGGCCGTCCAAGGCATGAACTCAGCAATGTGATGCCGACTCCCAAGAAGAAAGACAGCCGACTCACCCGCGCGGGCGTGTCTGGCTACAACAAGCCGAAGCGGACGCCGAGCCACCCGACCAAGAGCCATGTTGTTGTGGCGAAGGAGGGCAACAAGGTGAAGCTCATCCGCTTCGGGGAGCAGGGTGCGAAGACGAACCAAAACGCCAAGCAGCGCAAGGCGTTCAAGGATCGTCACGCTAAGAACATAGCGAGAGGCAAGATGTCCGCCGCGTGGTGGGCCAACAAAGTCAAGTGGTAACCATGTCCGTCAAGATCGACTTGAACACCATCATGACTGGGCTGGTACTCGGCCTTGTCACATGGATCTTCACGACCGTCCAGCGCGTGGACAAGCAGATCGCGCTGGCTGGTTACCGAGTAGACGCGCTAGCCGCGAACACCTTCGACCCCGACTGTCCCTACTGCAACCACGCGCTACATGGCCAAATCGAACGATGACCGTCTCAGGCCGGTGAAGAACCGGCAGGGTAAGCCGATGAAGGTGCGGGGTCGCCGCGTCTTCGAGGACAAAGAGGGCTACAGCGTCACTCGCGCTGGCACCGTCAAGGCTGTCCCTGGCAAACCCGGGAAGTACTACTACGCGCCGACGATCTCTCCGATCTCGGGCCGTACATACAAGTCAGAGTCACGAATGCGTCTCGCAGCTAAGGCGCGTGGTGAGTACAAGGAGTTTGGCACCAAAGCGGCAGCCGAGGCCCACTCCCGCAAGCAGAGCGCCAGAGACGCGGCCATCACCCAGAAGAAGTACGCCCGGAAGGCTGGGACCAAAGGCAAGGCCAACACTCTCAGGAGGCGCAGTGGCTAAGAAGAGCCGGGTCAACGAGGCAGGGAACTACACCCGCCCCACCATGCGGAAGCGCCTGTTCGAGCGCATCAAGGCTGGTGGCAAGGGTGGGCGTCCAGGGCAATGGTCTGCCCGAAAAGCCCAGATGCTTGCCACGGCCTACAAACAAGCGGGCGGAGGCTACAGAGACTGATGCCCCTGAAGAAGTCGCAAAAGTCCCTGAAGAACTGGACGAGGGAGAAGTGGCGGACGAAATCCGGCAAGCCCTCGACCCAGGGTCCGAAGGCAACCGGGGAGCGTTACATGCCCGCCAAGGCAATTGCAAGCCTCTCCTCGTCGGAGTACGCTGCTACCACTAGGGCAAAGCGCAAGGCAACCAAGGCAGGGAAACAGGTCGCTAGGAACACCAAAAAAGCCGCCAAGGCTACTCGGGCAGCCCGGATCAACCCGGGCCAGAAGCGGAGGACCCGTGGCAAACGCTGAGTACCGCAAGTACCACAGTAGCCGCAAGGCGAAGAAGCAGCGAGCTCAACGCAACAAGGCTCGCCGCGCAGCCGTCCGGGCCGGCAAGGTGACCAAAGGCGATGGGAAGGAGATCGACCACAAACGCCCCCTCTCGAAGGGTGGATCCAACGGGCCGCGCAACCTGCGGGTCGTGTCACGCAAGGTAAACCGCCGCAAGAGCAACCGATGAGCAAGCGTTTCGGAATCATCGTCAAGAAGACGCCCAACTTCGCCAGCAACCAACTGCCCCGGAACTGGAAGCATCACAAGGGGCAGTTCGACAGCAAAGGTCGCCCGGTCTTTACGAGCCGCCGGGAGATCGAGAACTCCATGGCTCGCGCCCGCGACAAAGAGGGC